GCGTTGAGTCACTCTGGTGCTGACTATGAACGGATGATGCTTTGTCCACCTAACCATGCAATAACACAACATAATCTCAACACACTTGCCAATCTTCCAGAGGGTGAACGACACCTACAAGTTTGGCAAGTAGCAAATTGTCAAAAATGGATTAAAGATGGAAAGAGAATAATCTACCCAACAGCCGAAATTGTTGATGCGTGTAAACAAACTGATGCGATGAAGGGCGTGTACGGTAACGACCTCAAAATGACCTTACCATCATTCTTGCTAGTCATGCCAGAAGGAACTGAGTGGTCGAACAGTAGTGGATCAACCACTAGCCATATCATTGTAAACATCAGAGAAGATCAAGACATTGTTGCGAGGTTTGCATCAAGCAACGCAGAAGTTTCCTTGAAGATGCCTTCCAAGCGTTACATCACGTTGTCAAATTATTGGGATGACTTCGGTGTGCAGAATATGTCTTGTCCTATTGATGATGATGACATTACAATAGGGGAAATGCTCAAAGTATACACAGGAGAAGAACACCACATTTCTAGTAGGTCAGACAAGTTTATATCCGAAGAAGAAAAACTAAGTGATTCTGAGTGTGGGTATTTGATTAGCGACTTCGTTTGCAGCGTACTTTTGATTATGCAATCGTATCCAGAATATGTAACGACAAAAGAAAAGAAGATGCGCGGTCTTGACTCCAAGAAGCGAAACCAAAAAGTCAAGGTGACAACAATCGCAACACCATCGAATCTTAGACAGTCGGTTGAGTTCAACCCAAGTAAAAACAAAGACCCCAAGGGCGGTACTGCGCCAGACCGCAAGACCCATATCCGAAGGGGACATTGGCGTAGACAACGACACAAGCCAAATTGGGAGATTAACAACCCAGATGTTCCTGTCGTCATTCTGCCAGACGGTGAACACGCTCACATGAAATGGATACGACCCCTAGTTATCCGATGTAATGGAGATGACGATGAACCGCAAAAACAGTAACAAGTTCCATTGTAAAATACGTCCCAAGGAGAACACTATGAATAATTTTGATAATCACAGATCAATCGCAGTTGCACTATTCGTTGCAGTTGTGCTTGCATACTTTGGGGAGTGGCTAGGATTCTCGGCTATGGTCGGCATAGCGTTGATCCAAACCTACCGCGAACATCGTTTCAGAAAACAGAACTACGAAATATGGCTTCGACAGCAAAAGGAAGAAGGCTATTATGAGTGATCGAGAGCATGAAATTATCACAAACGCAATTATTGCAATGAGCATCGCAATATCAATGCGCAAATACAAACAGGCTGAATCAGGAGCAAGGGAAATACTTGCTGCTGTACAACGGCTGATAAGGAGCGAATCATGAGTAATTTTGCAAACGACCTGTGGAACTTCGCAAAGGCGATACCGCCCGTTGCTTCTACTCAGGCTATCTTAAACACACTCGCCGATCAAAGGCGTGTCAAGCAGCCCTGTTCGCTGATGGCATTGAAAAGCGTAGACACTATTTCCATTGGCGACAAAATACTTTTGGAACTTTATCACTGTAAACAAACCGATGACGATTTGGAAGTCAAGTTAGAGATGCGACACCAAACAGTTAGCGCGTGTCGAAGGGGATTAGTTAAAAAAGACCTAGTTGTTGTGACGGGAGATACGAAGCCAACGCGATCTGGTCGCAAGGCTAACGTGTGGGAATGTACGCAGCAAGGTCGTGATAGAGTTGGTATGCTATTAGATAAAAGAGGATAAAACTATGGATTTAACAAAAAAAGATTTAATAACAATAATGCAAGACGCAGAAGATTTACGAGAAGTGGTTAGAGAACTGCCACAAACGAGAAAAAACGCCGAAGTCGCTCTGGTTCTCAATGATGCTCCCGAAGAACTCAGAGAAATGTTTTTGTACTTATTGGGAATGCACGAAGAACTTGCAAAGATTCTGTCGGGTATGCTTAATCAAGTAGAAGAAATTGCTATTCTGGAGTCAGTTGCCTCGGTGGTTATCGAAAACGACGCTGTTCAAGAAAAAGAAGGTGACAAATGAACGGGCGGTTGTGTGAACAGTTGATATGGGAAAAGCGTGAAACAATAAACGGAACAGAATACACATCTACGCGACCCTGCCTATGTCTTGAGTGTCAACCACACCTCGCCCCCCCACCCGAAGGAACAGTTTGTTGCCTAGACAGTTGCGACAAAGAGGCAACCATCTTTTCAGCGTGGGGTGATCCGTATTGCCGAGAATGTATGTTGGCAACCGATCACGCTATTGATGCTGCGCAAGAAAATAAAAAACTTAACATTTCGATGGGGTTAAATCCAGACGGATCAATGACAAGGTACACTGACAACGCGGGAAATCCAAGGTACGGAACAGATGTGGATGCTTGGATGGGAAAATGACACCAGAACAGTTAGACGAATATCTAGTATCATTCGGTGAGCAAGTTTCTATGCGTTCAAAGAATGGTGGTAAGATGATTCCTGTTGTCAAACTACGCGAGTACATTAAAAAGGCTATTGAAACATCAGAGCAAAGGATAAGATGTGAGTTTCACAATCAAGCCTCCAAAGAGGCATAAATACAACGCCAAGGCAACCGTCTATCGAGGTTGGCGGTTTGACTCAAAGGCAGAAGCGAAGTTTGCAATGTTGCTAGATCAACGCAAAAGCAATGGTGACATAATCTTATGGCTCAGGCAGACCGCGTTTGATCTTGGGGAAGATACGAGATACCGAGTAGATTTCGTGGTGGTTGAAAGAGACGGGGAAACTTACGCAGTAGATGTGAAGGGAATGGAAACAGGACCATTTAAGAAAATAAAAAAACTGTGGAAAAAGTACGGCGAATTACCGTTGCGAATAGTCAAGAAGGGTAGACTTGTTGAAACAATAGAGTGAAAGTTGTAAAATGGACAGTACCCAACACACGACATACGATATGGCTAAGGCTATACTTGAAGAAGGGTGGGCAAGTCGCAAGCAGATTGCCGACAAGGTTGGCTGCACCCAAAAACACATAACCTCATTGATGTCGAACATGGCGCATAGACATGGAATAAAAATTGAGTGTCGGAAACACCCAACCATCCCCCACCGCCAACAATTTCGCGTATGTTTTGACATAAAACCCGCTAACAAAAAAACACAACCACGATCAGAACACGCATCGTATCAACTGTTAATCCAAGAAATGAATCATATCCGTCTTAGATCGGGCGAGTTGGGCTTAATAGAAATAAAAACAATAGCAGAGAAGGCGATGCTTGCTGCGGGGGTTGCAACAGAAGATTAGATGGCACACAACCGCCAACCCAGATCGAGTGTTATTGACAGACTATGTGTTGTGATAAACTGCTCATCAATACTAAGTCAGAGGAGGCTAAGGTGAACATATGTTGAGAGCAGCAGCAGAAACCGTTACCCTCGCCGTCCTCGGCGTTTCGTCCTCTGGAACTTCAGCCATTGGTCTAGCAACCATGAGCGCGGAGAAAAACGGTACTATTTTGTCAACAGAAACATGGATTCCTCTTGGTCTTTTTCTGGCAGGTATTGCGATGACCGCAACAGTTGTCTGGAAAGTGGCAGCCCACAAAACCATAACAGATGCTAAAATAACATCGTTGGAAGAAAAAGTTAATGCTTTGGAAAATAAAAAAAAGAAATAGTTTTTCCTTTCTCCTGTCGAGTGTTAAACCACTCGGCGGGATTTTTTAATGGAGGTATAAAATGTTATTTTGGAACAGGTTAAAGGCAATCGGGATCGCATCTACTTTCGTTGTTGGGTATGCGTGTTCATCAAAAACTGCGATAGATTCATCGGCTATACAAATTACGAATCACGCTAGTACATCCAAACAACTCGCCCAAGACATCTCTGAAACTACGCAAGAACCAGATACGGCGTTTAGGGCAGATGAAATTACAGAGCATCAAAACAAAATTATTGACACAGCAAGCGAAATCAGGACTCATTTACTAGGGGTGAGCGACACAACTCCTTGGTGGGCAAGGCTTTTGCAACAAGGCTTTATCGCTCTCGCCATCATCGGCGTAATTATTTTGTTGTGGCAGACAGGTATCGGAATGTTTATCAAACGAATCTTTTGGTCAATGGGCTTGTTTATTCCCAAGAGAACTTGGAGATCAGCAGAGGTGGACATCAAAGCCATTGACGAACAGAATCCGCTATCATTCAGAGAATCGGTCGCGGTTCGCAGGGCGAGTGATCCTGCATACGAATACGCGAGAAAGAAACTTAAAAAGAGGAAATCACAATGATGATTGCAGATATGCTCGGCGTAACGTGGTGGACACTCCTAATCGCTTTTGGTGCATTCAGCGCAGGGATCGTGTTCAGCAGTTCAATCAAGTCGTTCTTGCGCAAGTGAGACAAGTAAGGAGGTTTTTAGGACAATGGAAATTGGCAAAGAAAGTCAACCATCAAGGCGTATTCTTCCCGACTCCTACTCGATCAGTCATTGAGGGTATGGCTATTGCTGCTCATACAGCCTTTGCCAATACCATTGCCTTAGAATTAGATACAGAAATTAAAGATTGGGACGAAACTAATGACCACGTTAGAACAGCGTGGTATGATGCTAGTCGAGCAAGTTTTTGTTTTCTTGCCGTCACCGCAGGGGCAGATGTAATAGAAGTTCCCCCAAACCCTGACCCAGACAAATAACAATTAACAACGCGGAAACAACGCCAAATGCCAAAAAAAGACCACAAGCCGAACGGAGATTTTGAAAAGGAAAACTCTTACGCAATCAAGAAGGGCGAGAGTAGAAATCCTAGTGGTAGACCGAAGGGTGCTTCGATTCATCGAAAGTTGAGAGAACTTTTAGAGGGAGAAGAAGGTGAGAAGTTAGAGGACGAGATCGCTAGAGCAGGAATCGGTCACGCGGTAGCGGGAAACCCAAGATTTTGGCAAATGGTTGTTGAGATTATTGATGGCAAAGTTCCAGATCGAATAGCGGGTCATGATGGAGGAGCAGTTCAATTTGATGCTGAATCGTTGGCGAGAGTACGCAAATTGGTTGAGGCTGCTGATCGAGTAGATGATCCCGACTGATAAGGAAATAACCCTTGCTTGTAGGCAATCGCCAAACGTGTTTGCAGATTGCGTGATGGGTTTCAAGCAGGGCGATATGCACAAACGGATGCAGCGACATCTCAGCGACCACTGTAATTGTTATGTTGAGTATCCGCGTGGGCATGGCAAGACGGCGCAAATGACGTTGAGAGTTGCTTGGGAGATTGGCAACGATCCAACAGTCCGAATCAAGTACATCCAACAGTCCGACGTTGAGGCTAAGAAAACAACAGGTTTAATCAAGGCGATCATTGAGGGTGATTTTTTCAAGATGGTATTCCCAGAGATTGAACCCGACATGGATAATTGGTGCAAAGCAGATTTCAAAATAAAAACCCCCAAATACCAACGGGATGCCACTTGCGAGGCAAAGCCTATATTTGGTCGCGCGGGTGGTCGTGCTGACATATTGATCGCTGACGACATCTGCGACTTGCGCAACGCCATTCAACAGGCTGCGTTGCGAGATCAGGTCAAAGAGTTTTGGAATACAAATTGGTTGCCCATGCGCGATTTCACCAGAGATGAGAAACCGAGAACTTGGAAGGTTGGCACTTGTTACCACGCTGACGACATTACTGCGGATTGGCGAAGAATGCACAGAGATGATGGGGCATTGCTAAGACTTCCCGTTGTGGGCTTCAAATCTCCTTGGAGTGAAATGATTTCCGAGGAAGAACTTGAAGCGATACGCAAAGAGATAGGTCCATTTGCATTTGCCCGTAGTTACGAGTTGCAGCCTGTGACAAGTGATCTGATCGTGTTCAGCCCAGAATGGATCAGGGATTCGATCTACCTTACTATCCCAGATTGGCAGCGAGACAATGGTGTGATGGTTGCAGCGATAGACTTTGCGTTCACTGTGAAAAAGCAGGACGGCGATCCAGATTGGTCAGTTTGCATCATTGCGTGGAAAGATCGAAAAGGTGAATTGTGGCTCAAGGACATCATCAGGCAGCGATCCACATTCCCAGACTTCGCAAGGGTTGCTACGAAGGCTATGGAGGCAGCAGGAGTCGTTCAGGCGGTTGCAGAGGCGAATGGACCACAGAGGGGATTGGTGCAACAAATGCAGACAGATTGCAGCGTACCCATCAGACCACTCAACAGAGACAAGGACAAGATCACCAGAGCGAGTGAGAGGCAGGGTTTTGTTGAATCAGGAAAACTACATTTACCAGAGGCAGATGGAACTGTGCGTAGTGACTTCCGAGTTGTGTTCGATGAGATGACTACGTTTCCTGTTGGTGGTCATGATGACACAGTTGATGCGGTGATTGATTTGATTGAACTAACGATGTCATTCGGTGAACCATTGAAGGTGAACAGAATTGAAAACAACAGATCAAATCCACGCGGAATGTATGGCATAAAAAATAAAAAGTGGTAATCCTGAAAAAGATTTTTGAAAAAAGTTTTATGTGTGTTTATGAATCAGTAACAAAGAAAACACAACACAAAACTTAACAAAAAGTAGCAAAAGTAACACTAAAAAGATTTTTGAAAAAAGTTTTTTCGATGTTTACAAATCATCACGCAAGATTTTTTCGTTGAAAAGTTGCTGCGCGCACAGAATTGAAATAAAATTATTTCGGCGAAAACTCATTCTGGTAAAATACACATATAGCGGAAAGGAAATGTTTTCTTTCACAGGAACGAAACGAAACGAAAAAGGAAAAAAGATATGAAAGACATTTGCGAAACAACAGGATGTACAAAAGTTGCACAGGTTGGATACCTTGGCGCGCCACTTTGTGCGAGTTGCAAAAACCAAATCCAAGATCACAAGTTTGAGAACGGTGGTCTGACTATGGCGGTTGCAAGTTTCAAGTCCAATCACCCCATTGCCTTTGCAACGGGACGAGTTCAAGACAATCACTAACCAAACCATTAGAAAGGAAATAATCATGGCATGGTATACAGATAAAAAAACCGAAAAGCAATATAGAAGGATGCGCAAGCAAGCGCGCTCGATTGACAAACAGCACAAGGCGAAATACCTTGGTGGAAAGCAAAAGTACAATGAACGATACGGTTCACGCAACACTTCACTTTGGTGTACACCACTGATTGAACTTGTGATTGACTTTGCCAAGAAGGAACTTGAAAAGCGTGGTGGCTATCCAAGTGTAAACAATATGCAATTTGTCCACACCACAAGAGGCGGTCATGGTCGAGTATATTGGAGTGTCCACATTGCCCACAACAGACACGCCCCAAGAATGAATTGGAAGTATGTTGGAATAAAGTGGGCAAAGAACAACGAGACTAAAACAGGTTTGCAATCGTTGTGTCATCTTGTTGCTCATGAGTTGGTTCACACCACCAATCTAGCCAACGCCGAATACAAGAACGGACGAAGGCAAGTTCAGTCGATGGAGTTTAAGACAGACAACATTGCAGCAGAAATAGTAACCGCGTTTGCCAAGGACGAGAAAAAGGTGTGGAGTAAGTATCGTAAGTTGCGAAGAACTGCAAGGAACAAGGTGCTGCGATCCAAGGCACAAAAGCAAAAGGCGAAGCAACCAGATCACAAACTTCAACTAGCGGAAAACAATCTTGACCGATGGGAAAAGAAACTTGCACAAGCAAAGAAGAAAGTCAAGACGTACAGGACAAAGTTGAACAGAATGAACGGCGCACGCAAGGCAGCAGCGACCAGAGCAGCAGCGTGTGGTACTTAACCGCCAAACGGATAATTTGCCATTGCTACGGTATTGACACCGATGGAATACGGGTATAGTACAAATATGGCTGACCCTAAACACCACGCTGAGAAACAAGAGCGAGACAACAAGGGGCGATTTGCTGCTGCTGATAACAAGGCGATGGCGAAACAACCAAAAGAAAAACCACAGGTCGAACCTGCCTTTGCTTCTATTGTTGAGTTGCAGCGTTCGTACATGACTCACTTCACCAAGATTCTGCGAAGGTCTGATATGTCGCTTCGTGAGGATCGGCAACTGCAAAGGCAGATGAGGCGTGACCCAGATATTATGTCACCGTTGTTCCAAAGACAGTCTGCGGTGGCGTTGTTGGATTGGGAGATTGTTCCAGACGATCCAAACTGTGAGGAGCAAGTAAAGCAAGCAGCAGAATTGCAGGATATTTTCAAATGCCACCTCAAGCGACCTGTTGACTTTTTGCAAAACCTACTAGATGCTGTTTGGTTTGGTCCTGCTGCTGTTCAACTTACACCTCGGATAGAGGGTGATCTTGTTGTCCCCGATGAGTGGATGCCCATTCACTCTGACACGTTGGCTTTCACCGAGGACGGCGACTTGGCTATTTACGTTGGTCGCAAGTATGAGGGCGAATGGACACAAGGACCATACGGCATGATACATATGCTTGATGAAGATGAGCGTGAGCAGATGATTCTGCATACACATGGTCGGCAAGGTGCAGATTATGAAGTAGCGACCGAAGCAGCATTTGTATACGCGGGTCGTGGCTTGCGAGATGTTGTCTGGTTTCAGTGGATGATGAAACAGACCGCACTTCAATTTTGGATGACATGGATCGAAAGATATGGAATGGGCATTCGCATCGGCACATATCCAGATGGCAACGCAGCAGCAAAATCGGTGATGGAAGAAATCATGCAAAACTTGGTGGGCGATGTTTCTGTCGTGATGCCAAAGCAAGCGAGTGGAGAAGAAGGTTATTCGCTTGACATCAAAGAAGTAAATGCATCTCAGGCGAAAGTATTTGCTGACTTGATTGAGGGGTATCTTGCGGGACAGATCAAAGAATTGATTATTGGACAGACCGCAACCACCGAGGCAACTACAACAGGTCTTGGCTCTGGTGTTTCTGATGAACACGCAGAAACATTCCGTAGGATTATTCAGTGCGATGCCATGAACCTCGCCGATACACTTACAGCAGAATTGGTAAATCGCTACCACGAATACAATTATGGCGATACAGACTATCGACCACGTTGGGAGTTCTCGTTAGAGAAGAACGATCCAAGGGAGTTTATGGAGGGCGTGAGGTCTTTCGTTGAATTAGGTGGTCAGGTCAGTCAACGTCAGGCAAGGGACGTACTAGGGATCACAGAACCCGATGGGGGTGAACCTATACTCCAAGCGGGTCAGGGAGAGGGAATGCCACAAGAGGGAATGCCACAAGAGGGAATGCCCAACGGCGGTGGTGGCGATATAATGAGTCAATTGATGGGCGGGATGCCACAGCCTCCGAACGGTGGTCAGGCAGACAAGGCATTCCGAAAGTTTGCTAAGGAAATGGATAAACGCTACTCAGCGAAGGACAAATAAAATGAGCAAGATGAAAAATTACGCAAAGTCATATTCACGAATGGCGTTAAACAAAAAGAACACATACGCTAGTAATTGCGGTGCGGGAAAAGAAGGTAACGCGGGTTTCCAATCAGGCAATACTTGCGGTGGTGAAGGCAAGGGTGGTGGATCAGAAGAACCGAAGAAACCAAGCAAGCCAAGCAAGCCAGAGGGTATTCCCAGAAAGAAACCTAACACTCCAAAAAATGCACGACACAATGAAGCCAGAGGTTTGTTAGAAAACCCTTCCAGAGAGGGACACCAAGATAATCCCCTAAACTTCAACACTATTGAAGAAGCAAGAAAACACCTAAAGAGTTGGTCTGGTGGGGAATATACAGACGAACAATTAGATTGGCTTCAATACGGTCAACATGGCAAAGTCCCCACAAAGCAAGCAATAGACGAATTGACCGCCAAGGGTAAATCCGATAGGGATATTGCCACTATGCTTATGTTAGACCCTGCTGAAGAACCCGTAGATAAAATACGCAGAGGGCTTATAGACCACAACACAGGTGTCAAATACACTCCCGACACAGGCGCGGGTGAGGGTGGTGCGCCAGAGCGTTCTAGTGAAATAATTAAAGACCACGCAAACTTTGCTGCTGCACTGTATGGTGAAGATTTTAGCCACGAAGAAAAAGTAAGAATGCGAAACGCTCTGCAAAAATCCGCAGAAAGCGGAAGTTCCGAGGAAGATATGATTGGTTCAGTATATGAAGAAACCAGAGATATGTGGAGCGGGGGCAAGGCGAACGATGAACGACATAAAAACATAGTTACTTCTATGGTTAAAGAACTAACCGACCCAGAGTTTTCTTCGTATATGGATTTGAGCGAAACACAGAAACCTGCTGCATGGGAGTTGCTACAACCCGACACAGGCGCGGTTCAGGGTGAACTTGAGGGAATGGAAGGAACAAACGTAGACATTGCCGAATCAAGAGAAGCAGAATCCAGAGAAGAATCTGGCGGTAGGGGTTATTTTGAACCTAACACTCAAGAAGGTACAGATATTATGTTGCCCGAAGATGGGAATACCTATTTGTACGATGCTTCTATTGATAGGGATACCTTCATTTCAAAAACTCTTGGAGAACCAATAGAAGATATTTACGAAATGGACTCATTTGATTCAAATATGCTTATGAACTCTGATGAGGGAAGGGGGATGCTTGAAGAAAGCATAACACAACACGCGGGAACGCCCTATGTCCATGTAACGGGTGACAACACATATAATACTGAAACCGATCTCAGTGGTGTTTTTCAGTATGATGTTTTTGTTCCAGAGGGCGAAGAAAAAGACGAATGGTATTACAAGGACGATGTTTATGTAGCCATAGAAAGACATCTAGGAGGTGATGTTCGTGGAAACTATGGGGGAGTAGAGGTTTTCAAAGCAAGCGAGTTAGCAGAAAGCGGGTTTTTCGATATGTCGTCTGGGTGGAGTGTCGAAAATGCTGCGGGAGAAAACATTGATGAAGATGGGAGATTTGATGTTGGATACTCAAGTAATCCTACGGCAGAACTTGAAGGAACACTTCCAGAAGAAGGCGAATGGTTTGAGGGAAGATATTATGCAACCAACGAGGATGGCGTAAAAATAGTAGCAACCCCACATTCAAGAACCGATTGGCTGTAATGTGCCTAGCATCGAACAAATCCGTCAGGAGTACCGAGAAGCAGTAGCATCTGCGATTGAGGGAAGGGACGATCTTGAGGCTTGGAATCGTGTTCGCGTATCACTAGCGAATGCGGTTTTCTCTGCTTGGCTGAGTTCTGCTTGCAAAACCGCTAAGGGTATTCCCGTTGATCCTGTCGAGAAAGTTCTGTACGCAAAAAGTGGTTGCGGTGCGGGGAGTGAGGGCAACGAAGGTTTCCAATCGGGAAACACTTGCGCAGGTGAGGGTGTTGCAACAACAACAACAGCAATCGACAACCACGATTACGAATCTGAAGATTACAGAAACAAGTATAGACTTGCAAACCAATTAAGTAAAATAGCCTTAGATATACTAAACGACAAGATAAACAATAAAGTCGAATCTAAAACAATTTTTGCTTTACACGAATCTTTAAAAGACCTTGCAAATTTTAACATGAAAGATTTATCGGGTTGGTATGGAAAACATTATCAACCTGATGCAAACAGAATTTTTAAAACAGGCAACAAATCAGATTTGGCTTCTGTTGAGTTTTATGAATTTGCTAAATCTTATGTCAAAATGTCAGAAGAAGAACAGTTAGAAAATCAAAAAGAGTTAATAAAGAAAGCAGATGGTTTTGTTACATCTGTTTGGTTAGATGGTACAAATGTAGGCTATGACAGCGAATCAGGTGTCGGGGATTATGAGTACATAAATAAAAGTGGTGAAAAATCAGGAATAACAATGACATCAAAAACAAAAGTGTTTGAAGATGTAGAAGAATTTATAGACGACAGGTTTACATTAAGAGATGCAGACAAGGCTGAAATTAGGGTTCTGACGGAATTTGGAGAAGAATTAGACGGTACAGTTAAAAGCGGTAAGATTAAAGAATTGTGGAAACACAAAACCAAGAACTTTCTTGAGGCTTTATCTGATGTTAAAAACATATTATTAGAAAAAAACATACAGATACCAAATTTAGAAATTCATTTTTCTATGCACCCATTTAAAAAGCACACTTCATTAGCCGTATTTACCACTGTGGGCAGAGGTCTTACCGAATTTAAATCGCCATTAAGTTTCAACCAAAAAGATATGGCTTGGGTAAATTCTGTAAATCTAAGAGCGAGTGAAGAATATGATGATGATGACGGTAATGATGTAGAAGAATTTAATTTTGTTGCGGGACGATTAAAAAAAGAAGATGCACTTAGGCAAGTTATTTTGCATGAAATAGGACACCAACTCCACCACACCAATTTAGTTTTAAGTCATATTAAAAAAAGGCACAAAACACCCGATAGTGTAGAAAATTTAATTAAAAATCACAAAGAAGGACAACTGACTAGAGGTGTTTTGTCGGGTAGTGAACTTATGAACTCCGCAATGCAATTCCTAAGCACACACGAACAAATGAGAATGCAATATGAGAAAAAAGCGTGGGATATTGCTCAGTTTGAAGAAGGTTTAGACATAAGTAATGCTGATGATTGGTTTAGACACGTTAGAGTAAATGTATCAAATTATGCAGGTATGAATAATTCCGAATTTGTAGCAGAAACTTTTTCAGGCTTATCGCTTGGATTGGAATTTGATAGTCTAATTATGAAGATGTACGAAAACTTGGGTGGAGTAAAGGTGGGTTAAATGACATACATAATAGAAAAGCCAAAAAACATGAAAGAGTTAGATTATTTTTTATCTGAGTTGTATGCGGGTCAAAGCCGTCCTTCTACATGGAAAGAGGATCGTGAGCGACTCATAGAATTATACGGACTAAAGGAGGAAACCAATGAAGCGAGTGATACACGTTAATCAGCACATCATAAAGAGAAACCACAAAACGGGTGAGAGAGTTCCACCCCTAACGTGCAAGACTTACAAGGACAACAGCAAGTGTACGGAGTTGATAATCAGCGATCACACTAAAGTCATATACAGACCAGACAAACCGCTACCTTGCGGGGCAAAAGTTTGGATCGAAACTACCGAGGACGTAGAATGTATAACATGAAGAAAAACAAGTTTGCTAGTAATTGCGGTGCAGGACAAAAAGGCAACGAGGGTTTCCAAGAAGGTAATACTTGCGCGGGCGAGGGTGGTGGTTCTGAAGAAAAACCTAAAGCAAAAAAACCGACCCTAAGTCAGATACACGTTGCTGATGAAGGATCACATTTATACGATGTCCGATTTGGTAAAGAAACAAGAATCCATTTAGGAAGAAGAAGTAAAAATAGGGATAATCTGATAGATTGGTGGGTTTCAAAAAACGAAATATGGATTGCAGATGAGTCTTGGCGTGAAAGTGGTTACGAAAAACACGTTGACGAACTTCAATGGGACAAAGACACGAATGAATTAGTAATACCGTCAAATTACCCCGTAGGTCTGTTTGAAAGAGAGATTTCTGAACTTGAAATGATCCAAGATCATTTTGATGATCTTTATGAAGATGGTAAAGGAGAACCGATTTCATATCAGGATGTTACATATAGCCAACTCAAGAGCAATATCAAAACGATTGATCTGTTAAAAGAAAAAATAAAAGAAGTCCAAATCAAATGGCACGAAGAATGGCAACCTGAATCCGAAGAATCGGGTGACGGCGATGGATCACCAACATCAACGCCAGAGTTCAAGTCTTGGTTCGGGGACAGTAAAGTTGTAGACAATAGCGGTGAACCGTTGGTTGTTTATCATGGGACAGACAAAGATTTCGATGAGTTTGATGACGAACATTCGATAGGTGGTCAGCATTGGTTTACAAGCGATAGGTCAAAAATCGAAAAGGGTGAAGTTGGTGCATCGGGAACAGGCAAGATAAAGGATGTGTATTTATCTCTAAAAAACCCTGCGGGATGGGATGAGTATGATAAGTATGGATTAGATGAACTTATCTCTCTTGGTTACGATGGGTTGATGCTAATAGAAGATGACCAAACAACATTTGTTGCCTTTTATCCAACCCAAATCAAATCAGCAACAGATAACAAAGGAACATTCGACCCAGACGATCCCAAGATAACACACAAACGGAAGTTTGCTAGTAATTGCGGTGCAGGACAAAAAGGCAACGAGGGTTTCCAAGAAGGTAATACCTGCGCGGGAGAAGGTGGAACAGGTGAAGGCAAACCCAAACAAAGAATAATAGATACGAGCAGTAAACAAAAACCACACTTTGATGATGCTAGGCAGTTCACTGTTGATGGAGGTTTTTTGGAATTAGTAAAAAACCCACAATCGTCTACTGATTGGAGCATCTTAGAATTATATGTAGATAAAGACAAGAGAAGAACAGGCATAGCAACAGACCTAATAAAACACGCTATACAAGAAGGCGGTACTATTGGCGGTCAATCTTCAAACGATGGGTCTGTCAAACTGTTATGGGAATTGGGGTTTAGGATAGGTGGAAAACCAGATGGCACACTAGAAGATGCCTTGGGTTTAAGGAAAGAGGATACATCGGTACTTCTTGTCTATGACACCAATAGCAACAAAAATAAGGGTGAGGGCGGTGGTGGTGGACGAAAAAGGGTAACGGACAGCGATTTATCTGAGGTCGAAATCAACATCATGGAGGATATTGAAGATTCACTAATCCCAGAGGATATAGTAAAGGGTTTATACGGCTCTTATGACGAAGCGGTAGATTTAATACTTACTAATGCTGAAGAAGCGGTTTACGATGATGAGAAAAATGATTTAATAAATTGGAAAGATGACGGCGAGAAACTTATACAAAAAACAAAAGATTATTTTTATACAAGAACACAAGATTGGTTAAAAGAAAAATATGGTGATATAGAAACTCTTACGGTATACAGAGGAGACTATTCAAATAGGGTTGGCAAATATACAGAACCACAGTTTGTAACAACAAACCCAACCGATGCAGAGTTTTTCGCAACAACTACCGCAGGAGACAGTCCAAGTGGTGATAGGGGGGTAACACAATACGAAATACCCATAGAAAGTGTTTTAATGTGTCAAGAATGTTTTTCCAAGGGTGCTTTTGGTGAAAACGCACTCCTTGTTTCACCAGAGGCACTCAAAATAGGCGGTGGATCACCGACATCAACGCCAGAGTTTAAGTCGTGGTTCGGTAACAGTAAAGTTGTAGACGATAGTGGTGAACCGTTGGTTGTTTATCATGGGACTAGCGGGGGAGATTTTGACGAGTTTGACCCACAACATTCTTCATCTGAAAATGAATATGTGCCAAGCGGAACTGACAAATATGGCGTGGGGTCATATTTTACAAGTTCACCAGAATATGCAGATGAATACGCGGGACACAGTGGTATCACAACCAAAAGAAAAGATGGTTCTCGAATCGTTCCTGTGTTTTTATCAATAAAAAACCCAATAGATATGGGTGAAGTTTTGGAAGAACAAGAATGGCACAATGCGATAGATACGTTGGCATCAAATCCACACGAAAGTTTAGAGTTTACATCGGAAGAATTAGAACACATCAAAAGCAAAATATCCGAAGTTTATGACATGAGATGGGATTATCCAAACCAACGCCCATTATTGGCAAGTAGTTATATTATTCCGACAATACAAGACAAAATAGCCGAACTAAAAAATCTGTCTGCGGGGCATTGGGTTGAAGATACTTGGCACATCGGCACAAAAAGCAAGACAAACTTGACGGTAACAAAATTGTTCAACAACATGGGTTTTGATGGGGTGGTTGCAGACGGTGGAAAAACATTTGTTGCCTTCGACTCAACCCAGATCAAATCAACCCTCAACAAAGGCGAGTGGAATCCAGACGATCCCAAAATAACACACAAGCGGAAGTTTGCGAAGAAAGATGCGTTCGATGAGATGTTCGACATCTTTGAGGTGGACTTGGTTGAATCTGTATTTGAGGCGGGAGTAAACCAAGAGTCACTTGATGATCTTGTCACCCGCGTTCCAATGATGAGAAAAACGGTTGACCAAATGGCGAGTATGGCAAAACAACTAGCCGAGGAGGTGGTTGTTGCAGAACGAACAGGAATCTTGCCATTCATGGAATCCACATCGAAGGGCGTTCAGTCTGCGTTAAGGCGGGGTTTTTGGGTTTCAGAGGTAGATCACAACGTAGTTGTAAACATTCAAAGGCTGCTTGGTGATGCTATTCGTGGTGTTATGCCCGATGAAACACTTGATCTTCCAGACTTCATTGACAGGGCAAAGTTGGAAGGTGCATCGAATCTCACTGATGCGAGGCTTGAAACAATCTATCGAACAAATCTCTCTACGGCTGCGAATGAAGGCACAATGTCGGTTCTTCGTGACCCAGAGGCACAAGACCTATTCCCGCTAGTAATGATTTCTGAGATTGTGGACGATAGATCAAGACCGCATCATGCTGCAATGGATGGATATGTTACAACTCCCGCAGAAATAGACAGGTTGCGACTTCGACCCCCAAATGGATACAACTGTCGAGGTACGCTGTCAGAGATCACTTGGGACGAAGCAGAAGATGAGATGTTACTAGACGTTAATGGAAAACCTGATATGATTGCTATTAGGCGATACAACACGCCTGAGCAACAGGCACTTATCTCGTCTGGTCAATATCCAGATGAGGGCTTCAAATATGGCGGGATGATGTAATGTCAAGTTATAGATACCCACACTTTTATTATACGACCCAAGAGGTTGCCACCATGTTACAGGTGAGCGACAGAACTATTCAGCGCATGGCACAACGAAAAGAGATACCCGCAACTCGCGCGGGTAGACAGTGGCGTTTTCATAAAAACTCTCTTGAAAAATTAGACCAAACGGTCAATAAAACCAAGAAGTGAGGTACAGGAACGCCATAACCGCCAATTTTAGAAAGTAACAACCCAAAACTTGTTGACAAATGGGATACTTGTTGTATGGGTTCTAACCAACCATCTCATCGCGTTTCTGAAAACGGCAGCAAAATCATCATTCATGATCTTGAACTGTTTGTTGGAAACATTGAAGGTTTTGATGATGACAAGAGCGAAATAAAAGACCTCGACACAGAGGCAATCGACAAAATCATTGCAAAAACCAAAAGGTTCATGTCGGCAGGATCAAATCCCAAATTGGTGCTGATGCACCAAGACGACAACGGCAACTCCCCGCCTGAATCAATCGGAGATATTCTGAATATCCACGCCAAACCTATAAAAATAGTGTGTGGAAAGGACGAAGAATACGAGGGTGCGGGAATTGTTGGAGATGTGGAGATGACCCAAAAAGACTTCCAAAAATACCTCGCGTCGAACCGCTACCCTCGGCGTTCGGCAGAGATTTGGGAGGACGGACACCTATCAGAAGTGGCGTTGTTGGGCAGGGAAACCCCTGCACGACCGTTACGCGACACAAAGTTCACTCGCCAAGGAACAAAGAAGGTTTTTCATAAGCCCGCGACCTTCGACATGGTTTCAGCAGGTGGCAGCAACACTTACATACCAAGCGGGACAGACGAAAAAGAGGAATATCTAATGCCAGAAGCAGACACAATCTTGGAAGGCGAAGAACAAGTTTTAATGCGAAAGTTGCGGGCAGAAAACGCAACTCTCAACGACGAACTTGGAAAACTAAAAGCAGAACTCGACGAAATGAAATCTGTCGGAGAAGATGACAAAGATGAGTTCGGCGAAGATTTAGCCCCTTCAGAACTAGATGAAATGATGGATTCAGAAGAATACTGTCAAGGTCACAACTGTGAAGATGAAGAAGAAGGAAAAAAGATGGAGTTCACAGAAGAAGATGAGGAAGAAGATAAAGATATGAAGTCCGAGTTTTCTAAGATGCGCAAGACCAAGGGCGGTAGCAAAGTGCTAAAACGATACGCCAAAGTCAAAAAGCAACGTGACATCTACAAAAGACGAGTAATCGCCTTAACGGGCAACGTGCGTAGGCAAAAGTTTTCAAGAGTCTTAGATCAACTTGCATCACAAGGGTATCTGGTCAAGCAACATCGTGATTTAATGCTTAGTGAACTTATGTGTTCAAAAGACCCTGTTGCCAAAGTTAAGTTTTGGAAGCAGACAATGAAGCGAATCCCACTAAAGAAAACTTTGAATACTGAAAACACAAGACAGCGAACAAAGGTGAACTTCTCTGAGGATCAAAAGAAAAAAGCATCTCAAAACGCAGTTGCCCGTATTTCAAGTGAAAGCCTAGATGCTTCATCGTTCCAAAAAGTATTTCAACAAGAACTTCGTAAACTTTAATTTTTAGAAAAAAAGAGAGATAAACAAACATGGCACATTCAATACAACCGAACCTAGAAGCAGGTGGGACAATTCGTCCTTACCGATTCGTCAAACTTGACACCTCAGCAGACAACACAGGCATAGAATCAGATGCAAATGATACTATTATAGGTGTATGCTCAGGAAGCACTCGTCAGTTTGACTCGGCAAATCACGCTGAAGATGGCGACCACATCACCCTGCAAGCAGGAAACATCGTAATGATCGAGGCGGGTGCTTCAATTACTCGCGGCGCACCACTTGAAAGCGATGCAGACGGTAAAGCGACAAACCAAACCGTCGATACCACAAGTCGAAGGATTGGCGGTTTTGCATTAGAGTCTGGTTCAAGTGGCGAAATTATCCGTATGCTTTGGCAACCATACTTTATTCGACATAACCTTTCGTAATCACAATAGTTAATAGTAACACTTAAAAAAAGAGAGATACTAAAATGGCAGAAGTAGCAGCAGGCGCAACAAACACATATGTGCCGACATTTTCAGAAGCGACAGGGCTTGTTCAAGTTGAATACTCGCGCAACCCTGCATCGTTCGCAGTAAACCAATACGCAAAACTTGTTCCCGTATCACAAAATACGGGGTACTACCTCCGTATAGACGAGGAAGAAAGTGCCAGAGTGGTTTCTTTAGCCGATTGGCAATGGGGAGATGGCAATGACGCTCCCGAAGGCATAACACAAGACCATGAGTTCACCGCTTTCCGCACTGAACGACATAGCCCGACTTTTATCTTGGGACATAAGGCTGTTCAAAATGCCGATTTTGAGGTCGTGGCATCCCACGCAAGAATGGCTGCATCAAAATGTATGCGTATCCGTTCTTATCGCGCAGCAAACACTTTGACCACGACAGGAAATTGGGGAAGTGAAAGCACTGACACAGCAGCAAATGTTGGTGGTGGTCAGTTTCAGGGTTCAACCTCCGCAAATGCCTATATCCAAAAGTCATTCAATGGCGTAGTTGAAAACATCCTCTCTAATACTAACGAGTCTGTTACAGCAGCAGATATGGTTGCAGTAATGAGCGATTTAACCGCACACACAATTTCTGAGTCCCCAGAATATCGTGAGTATTTTAAGGGATCACCATTTGCAGCAAACTTTGTCAGAGGTGCGGGTGAGTTCAATGAGTATCTGCTTCTGTCAACATTCTTCGGCGTTGGCGGTATCATTGTTGATCCAACAGCGAGAGTTACCAATCGTAAGGGCGGAACAAAGTCTCGTACACGAATCTTTGATGATGACATAGTATTCGTAACAAGACAAGGCGCACAAGTAGGTACTGATGGTGCGCCAGACTTCTCTACACTCACTCTCTTTGCTTATGAAGATATGACGGTAGAAACAGAAGAAGATACTTGGAACAGGCGCACACGCGGTAGAGTTATTGACGATATTGCAGTAGAACTTACAGCCCCTCTATCTGGCTACCTCCTCCAAGATGTTTGGGATTGATAAGTAGAGGGTTTCGTAACCCGATCCCCTTTGGGCAGGAGGGGTTTTCCCCCTTCTGCCCTTTTCTTTTAGGTATTAAACACTATGGCTCAGTACATATCAACCTCAGAACTCGCAGAATCATTCGATGATCGAATGATAAAGCAGTTGTCTAGTTATTCTGGTACGCCACAGAGCAGCGTAAACAACTCGGTTGTTACGAACTGCATAGAGAAGGCATCGGCAGAAGTAAAGTCTTATGCCCTGCGTGGTGAGCGATATACTTCGGCAAACTTGACGGCATTGCAATCATCAGACGATTGGACTCTAAAGGGTTTGGTGGCAACACTTACCATGAAACACTTGTTTCGTGGCAAATCTGCGGATATGCCAAGAGATATGGAAGTTATGGTCGGCGAGTCTACACTAACACTTGAAGAATTGAGAGAAGGCAAAAGGGTGTTTGATCTTGATTCGGCAATCTCTGCGGGTAAGGCGGGAATCAAGATTATCTCGGCAACCGTTCGCGGTATGATGAACACGCCATCTGACTCGGTGTACTTCCCACAAAGATTGATAAGGAAGTATTGATGCCAACAATTAGGGTAACATCAAGAAGTGGTTTGGGCGGGGAGTTGAAGGAGCAGATACTTCGCGTACTCAACCGAAAAACAGGTGCTAATCGCGTACTTGTCGCTAACGCCAAGAGGCGTATTCGTAACGGGGGAGACAGCGAGATTAAGTATCCTGAACTGTGGGCAAGCCGTAAACAGGTGGGCTACCGCAAGGCGGGTAGACCTTTGCGTGATACGGGTAGGCTAATGAATAGTTTATCTTCTGATTCATCCAGAACAGGGGATGAGGTTACTTGGGCATTACTTGACGGAACAGGTTATGGCGTAAAACACCAATACGGCTTTACAAATCGTGGACCTGTTGCCATTCCCCTAAACCGTAGAGCAGCGAGAATTATCCCTAAAGAATCGCCCCACGACCCAGAATTGTTAGTTTTACAAACACTGAAACGTGCGCCCACGTTGAAGGAGGCGCAAAGACACCCGCGTAAGTATGATTTTTATGTGATGGAACACGATACTATTGTTCCACCACGACCTATTTTTAACACGCCACCCGAAGATATAAGGGTGGCTACAAAAACTATTGCAAGAGCAGTAAGAAGGCTAGGAGACTAAGTTATGGCAGCAACATTTAACGTAGAAGGACCAACACAAGTTCAGTATTCAGCATCAACGGGAGACGAGAGTTCTACAAGTTATGAAATCTTGGGATACACCGACAACGCCGACCTTATCAATTTTGAGATAGAAACATTTGACCACCCATTAAAAACAACTCGACTAGGCGAAATCCCAGAGGAGTTTATTCACCAAGGAACGGTAGTACACCTAAACCTTACGCTTATCAAATGGGATGTGACTCAAGGTACACTTCTTCAGCATCAAGGGAGAACTGCGGAGGGCGACATGGGTACGATTGGTTCGCTCAAATTAGACGCGGGCGCGGGGGCGTTTGCCATAAAGGTAATTGGTGGCACAAAAACTTACGAGTTTCACAACTGCGTTTTAACGGGTCGTGGAGTTCGTGTTCTTGATCTTGGCAACAGACCCAAGCGACTCGCACTGTCGATCTTGTGTTTACCTCAAAATATGGTTGGGACAACAGTAGGTACAGATAACATCTATACCGTTGCCGCAACATAAAGGGTTTTTATATGTCTAAAAACAAAAAGCAATACGAACTTTTGTGCGACCCCGATAAGGGGATTCGTGCGATTGATTCGGGTGGAAACAAAAGTGCGTGGTATCCAAACGAACTACGCATACGAAACGCAATCTTTAATGGTACAATTATTTGGGAATCACCTAGTGGTGATTCTGTTAGTAAGCCGAGTATTAGTTCTGTGAGCAAAAAAACCACAACTAAAAAGAAACCTGTATAAGAAAACCATAGGAGGTAAACAAAATGAGAGTAATCGACCAACAGACAGATGACCATGTATTTCAAGTTTCAGTAAAAGACAAAGGTAGTGTCTTTATTGATGGCTTTGAGTTGTCGGCAAGGTGTTTAGAAGATCAGCAAATCGTGGAAGAAAATGCTACTCCAACCCACGTTGCAAATGCTGTGCGAGACATATCTTGGACAGATCGAAAAGACAAGGATATGTCTGTCTTTACAGATAATGAACTTTTTTCAGTAGGCTCAAAAGTGTTATTAGAGATTGATAAATTGGGAAACGAGTGAGACTCTACGCCAGATTTGCTGCCCTGTATGGGTGGCTTCCAAATGTTCGGGGTTTCTCGCGTGGAGAACTAGAGTTAGGTTTAATGGCAAACATGGTACAAATAAAATCTTTGAGCAACTTGGGCATGACAGAGGGGATTGCTGCTGCACTAAACAGTGATTCACTTGCTGCTTTGATGGAACGTGCAGGTATGCCAGAAAAAGAAATACTTAAAGTAAAAATGGAAAGTATCAAAAACGAAACTATGCAAGATGCCCAACAGTGGCATGGAATGGGATAGTAATGACTGTTACACTTACAGGATCAAATGGATTATTTACTCGACTTGGAAAACTATTTCAACTTGCCGAGAGAATTAACACACATCAGACAGACGCATCTTCAGGATTAAAGGCAGAGATAGAGGATGTATTAGATGAGTATTCGTCTGGTGATCTTGAATATGTGCAAGATTTGGTTGCAACCGATGAGGCTTGGCAGAAAAACGCAGCAAACATTTTTACGACCATTCGCTCTATTGCTTCTAAGACACTTATCGGGATGGTTGACGATGATGTTACCCTTCCCGTCAAATCTGTTCTTGAGGCGGGTAAAGAACTTAAAAGACAAATGGAAACTGCTTCTGCGTCGATTAAGGGGAACGTCTTTTCTGCTGCGGTGTCGTATGGCTCATCAAATACGGGTACGGGCAAGGGTGTTGTTAGTCTCATCAACGGCGAAGGAAATGCGTTCCAAAACCTTCGACCTGACACCATAACGGCAGTTTGCACAAGAGATGCACAGGTTAGCGGAACAATAAGCAGAGAGCAGTTCACTGTCACGAAATCAAATCCCAAGATTACAGATATTCGTGATGTTGATTGGGGAACAGGGATGGGTTTAAAGGGAACAAGTTTTAGTGTGGCTGACCCCGCCTATTCTGGATCATCTGCGGTTGGCAGAAACGCCTTAGTAAACGGTTCTTTTAACAATTTTACTACCACAGACAATGCCGACAATTGGACGGCAGTTGTTGGTGCGTTTGGAACTGATTTCAAAGAAGAAGGAACTTACCGTCACCTTGGGGACAAGTCGATGAAGTATGTGGGTGACGGATCAACCCTGCCCGATATGAAGCAGCAGTTGAATACGTCAGGGGCTTCAACGGTTCGGCTACGACAAGAAGAAAGATACATGATGGGAATGTGGATTAGACCCACATCGGGCATTACGGGGGGAGTTGTGGCTGCTAGACTTGAAAACGGTTCGGGTGCTTTGCTAGGTAGCACAAGTGGCGACAACACCACAGCAGAATTGAGTTTTGCGGTAGTTAGTTATTCATCTGCCTCTTGGCATTTCCTGTCAACATCATTTTCTACCGTAAAAGATATTCCAATCACTCCAGAAATGCACCTTGAGCAGACTACTGCAATTAACGATACAAAAGGGGTTTACATAAGCGGATTTCAACTAATGCGAATGCCAAAGGTGGGGGGAAACACAGGATTCCACGCTCTAATAGTTCCAAGCGATACAGATTGGATCGTTGATGATGAAATTACAATTACAATTACTAAAGACACGACAGGGAAGTTTGCAACATATCTTGACAAGTTTTTAGGATTTGGACAACTCGACTTACAACTTCCGTTCAAAACAGATGCCTCGGAGACGGTCGCCGATAGCCTTATTGCTTGATGAAAAACTATGTCAACAACTACCCAACGGGCAATTTATGCGGGAATACTGAGCGATCTACATACTGCTGCGGATGCAGAAGAAATAGGGGTACATAGAGACTATATCTACATTACCCCTATGCCACTTTTTACACAGGCAGATGACAGGATTATTCAGTTAATACCTAGTGTACCTGTGGTAGAGACAGAAACCGTTGGCATTGGTCTAGTTGAGGAGGAGTTTCGGGTTTGTGTTTGGGTAAGGAACTATCTCGATCAGGCTATGCGGTCTACGCTGCGGTTGACAGACTCGACTCTTGGCGCATTAGTAACAATGGGAGAAGTAAGACAGACCCTTATTCAGTCAACCGCAAACGGGGAGGCGACTATTGCGGTTAGGTGGCTACAAGGCGGAACTCCGATAGAATCAGAAGAAGAAGCGGGGTGGATGTATTATGAAGATACATACACAATAGGTTATGAAGTTGTGTGGGGTAGTAGTTAATGGCTAAAAATCTCGGCAAAATCAAGGTTGAGGTCATTGATAAAAAAAGCGATGGCGTTACTTCTGGTGGCAGAACAGGAGACATAAACACAGACGCGGTTAGACGTGCGGTTGGCGCATCTTTGTCGCGCTCTGCTGTTAAACTTGCGGGTCTTGCGGGTCTTGATGGGGTGGCAAAAACACTAATTTCCTCGTTGGGAAAAGTGACGAGTGCGGTAAATTGGTTAGCAACGTCGGCGGTAGAAAAGCCCGTCGCAAACAAAGTAGCCGAAAAGGTGGTGCCAAAGATTGTTGCAAGGGTAGCCCCAAAAACCGACAAGCCCATTGCGCAAAAAATAGTTGAACGTGTTGCCACAAAGACAGATAAACCTCTTGTTCAGAGGATAGTTGAACGAGTAGTACCAAGGGCAGACAAGCCTGTTGCGCAAAGGATAGTCGAACGTGTTGCGCCAAAAGTCGTTAAGCCTGTTGCTCAGAAGATGGTCGAACAAGTTGCGCCAAAAGCCGACAAACCCATTGCGCAAAGGATAGTTGAACGTGTTGCGCCAAAAGCCGACAAACCTATTGCTCAAAAAATAATTGGGCAAGTTGCGCCAAAAGCCGACAAACCTATTGCTCAAAAGATAGTCGAACGTGTTGCGCCAAAGACAGATAAACCTGTTGCGCAGAAGATAGTTGAGCAAGTTGCGCCAAAAGCCGACAAGCCTATTGCTCAAAAGATAGTCGAACGTGTTGCGCCAAAGACAGATAAACCTGTTGCGCAGAAGATAGTTGATCGGGTTGCGCCAAAGACTGACAAGCCTGTTGCGCAAAAGATAGTTGAACGTGTTGCGCCAAAGACTGACAAGCCTGTTGCTCAAAAGATAGTTGAACGTGTTGCGCCAAAAGTCGTTAAGCCTGTTACTAAAAAAGTGGCAGGGGGTGTTCAGCCCCCGCTAATCATAGGCGAGAGAACAGCGCGACCTGCAACGAGAAAAGTATTGACTCTTTCCGAACGTGTTGGACAGGCATATAAAAAGCAGGTCGATAGACCGTCAGGGTGGGTTCGCAGACCCGCACCGTCAAAACACCCTGCATGGAGCGCGCATCTAAGGGGCGAGAGTGGACGCGGAGACTTGGCTTCAAAGGCTGCGGGTAAGGTTGCAAACAAGAGCATGGCGAGGTTTGGGGCAAGGCTTGCGGTGGGTGCGGGGAAAGTTATGAGAGTGTTAGGGGCAGCAATGACAAACCCCTTCACTATAATTGCTGCGATTCTAATAGGTTTATTTGTGGTTGTTGCTGTTGCTGTTGCAAAGTTTGTCCAACAGATTTGGAAGTGGTCTGGCGATTTAATGAAAACGCGAGACAAACTTGCTGCGTTTTCTGGCGCGCTTGCTGCTTCAAAGGCAAGATCGGGTGTAAACCAACTAATGCGGGACATCCGAAGTGCTAAGAGGTTAGAAAAACCACTTCTTGCGGTAAGTTCTCAGAGAGGCAGAATTAAAAACCTATGGCATCCTATATCAGATTTGATGACGGTAATAAAAAGTATTGTTGTTGGCACGTTTTTACCAATAATAGAGCAATTGGTAGCGGGTCTTAGTAAAGCAGCAGCAGCAGTTACTCTTTTTATTCTTGCGATGAAAAAACCAATAAAGGCGTTGGCGATAATTTTCCGTTTCTTGGCTAACATATTGAATAAACTTAGTTGGCTTAACCCTTTTGGTGGCGCAACAGCGTTTGGTGTTAATATGCTTGCTACGGGTTTTGAGGGAATGTTGGACGCTATGGAAGCCTCTAACGATGCCCTCAAAGACATCTTCAATGAGTTATTAAATGGAAATAGACAGAAAGCATCAGCACTAATAAATGCTGATATGGCTTCTACTGCCTCGCGTTTAACGGGTAAGAGAACACCACAAGACAAAGACTATCGTTGGAGTCCAAAGTTCAACACAGGTGGGGGTACTCCGTAATGGCTGTTACTGATCCTTGGAAAATTACATATAATCAGTTTGGTAGCGATGGTGCAGATTCGTACACATGGAAGTATCTCAAAATAGATGAATACCGAGTTGATCCATTGATCGACAAAGATGGTATTACACACTACACAACACAACATACACTTAGCGGTACAGCACTTTTGGTAGTGTCTGAGGGAAGTCTTGCTGCTGCAATTCAAGGAGCAAGAGATAAACTTACCAAGCAGGGTAGAAACCTTGTCATAGAAACAAATGGAGTCGAGATTGCAAACAGTGGTATCAACACTGTGGATAACGGTGGTGTTTCTCCAACAAGCACTGATTCTATGGCATTTCCTAAGTGTTGGTTTTCGATCAGCGAGATATTTGGGAATCAAAACGCGATAATTTCATTTACGTTTCAATGGCAAGATGTGGTCGAAGATGTACTTACAGCAGATGGTGAGTCTGTTGCGTTTGATGTTCTTTCCCATCAATGGAGGCAGCGTTTTAACATTGCCGAGAATGGGTTGCAGACATGGAGTGTTGAGGGATCAATCAAGGTTCGTGCTGATGCCAATGGTATAAGTTCTCCACAACTAGGCAACAACCCAGACCTATATCGTCAACTTGTTATGCCGTTGATCCCAGAGGGTTTTCGGATTAAAAGTATGAATTGGTCTACCTCTGCAAGTGGCGAGGAGTTGGTGTATTCTCTTACTTTCCAAGAACACGCGAGGCGTTTGCCCTATCCCGCAAAAAGGGGAACAGGGTCATTTACTTATGCACGAACTCTTGACGGCACAGGGTTTTTGGGTACAAAATCTTTTGATGCTGAGTTTGAGGGCGATGCTGCTTGTAACACAGAAGAACTCCTTGCTGCGTTGTTGACGGCTAGTCAAAGTCGAATCATGTGGACAGGCGCAAAAAAAGACTTAATAACGGGTGTCGAAATCCGAGAACACGACATTTTTAGTAAGAAGCGTTTGAGTATACATATTTCTGCGAGGGGCATTGATCCAAATGTTTCAGCGATTCAGGGTGAAGAAGGGTCGGGGGGTCCCGATCTAAACTTCGGGATATTAAATGATTTCATAGGAAGGGGTCAGGCTCTATCAGAAGCAACAAACCCTTACGGTAGTAAACTTATAGGAAGTTGCAAGCGCGCGTTGTTTCAGAATTATGCGGGGTACGACGACAGCAACTTCCCCAAGGCGGGAATACTTGCACTGTCGGGTTCACCTATTGGACAATCTTCTTGTACCAACTCTAGTGTGGGAATTAAAGAAACGGTCTATGAACACCCAGATGATTTGCCTGTGCCTCAAAGTGGTGAAGCACCAACAATCCCTGCGGGGGATGAAGCAGATCACGTTATTGTTGATGATGACAACAGGCAACAATCATATCTAACGGTGCATGGGAGTGAAAGCGTTAGAGTAAAACAAAACATTGATGTTCTTCCTGTGATGACAGCAGAAAATTGGTTGGGACTCCCTTGGCAAACAAAACCGCCAGAGGTGTATATTGAGAGCGATTATACAATCTCTCGTAACGGATCAGCCCCGCCACTAATTCAGTTTAAGATACCACGAAACGGCGTAGTTTTAGAAGAATCAAATACGGTTGATAGTGGTGATCTTGACAGCAACAACAGCCGAATGTTTACTCGCCACCACTTCCGAAGGGTACAACTTCTAAATGGAATGAGTCATGATATTGCAGATGGTGCATGGTTTTGGGACAGTTGGACAATAGGCTTTGATGACGGTCGATCACTCACTGTAAGGTTTATTTTTCCAAAAATAGCACAAATAGCACGACCTGTTGATCCAAGAATAGACGATCTTGGCTCTGTGAGTGAAAGGTCAATCTTTGATATAAACCCCCAAGCACCCGAAAATTATTATTATCCCGTATCATTCGATGTACCCTTTGGAAAAGAATAAGACGTAAGGAGAATGTATGGCACTGACAGATTTTGGAATAGCCCACAGGGAATCACTAACCGCGTCTGTGATCGGTGCGACCCCTATAACCGAAAACATTGCTGAGTCGCTTTTAGCGATTGGAATAAACCCAGACGATGTAAATAAGTTGGTTTTACCTTCGGGGCTTAGTAATGTTGGACACCTCACAATCCTTACTCCCTTGTTGGATATACTTGACGATGAAATCCAAGATTGGGTTTCGGACATTTTAGTACAACCTGCTGCTGTTTGTGGGTTTATTTCGTTTCCGTTATCGAGACGATTTGATGTTTTGGCAAGATTTTCACCACAGTTTATAGTAGATGAATCATCAACGAGAAGGACTCTTGCGGTTGTTCGGTTTTATGATATTCGCAACGATTATGCGATAGATTCTGGATTTGGTGTATTACCCACAGGAAGCGATAATGATGCGTGGAACACCTACAATAGTGATTGGTCACTTAGTAATCATAGTGATCCTGACGAAGATGAAGAAGAAGGCATCCTGCAATATGGGATGACTCCATATGAAGCCCTTGATAGGTTGGGGATTTTTGCTACTGCGGGAAATGAAAATGCTTTGTTACCCCCTGTTACCGAATTAGAAAAGATTTGGCAAGAGTTAGACGACCCGTTGAATATGCGTGATGATATTTCTAAACCCGCTAGTGTTTTACATTGGGCAGATGCGATTCTAACAAACTGTGGGTTGGTGGCGTTGCCTTGGACAACCCCAAGGGGTTCTGACGACTATCCAGAACTAGGGCATGAAAACGATACGGATTTCTCATTTCGTCTAGCCTACATAGGGGACGGCGCAAACGAGGCGTGTGTAAATTGGTCTAGTCTTTCTCAGTTTTACAATGTTGGAAGCCTAGCGGTAGCAACAGGTGAACTCAAAAATCAAATAGATTTGTGGAGCGAGGGAGATTCGCCAAGCCAAGATGCCATAGAAGATATGTTAAAGTGGGACTTTTTTCCAACAGGCGACGGAGTTTTGCCTTGTGAACATACTTCTTGGCTTGGGTATCCATTAGATGTCAGCAACGGAATGCACGATAGGTTTTCTGTTGCGTTCCCAATGAAGGATATTTTTACGGGTGAGATTGGTGAAGTTGTTTGTGATATGCAGCATGGCATTCCTGAAGAATATCTTAGACAGGGAGACTATAACGGAGAGGTTGGGGTGGTGGACGATGAGGGCAAAAGGGAGTTTGCTAGAAATCCATTTGGAGTAACCGATCACTTAAAAACTCGTTGGCTTTCTGGATCAGACGTAGTTTATCTTGACCCACACCATGAGGATTTCGTACACTATTGTCAGTTTGGGTGCGTGTTGGGGCTAGACCGAGATCACAAACCCCCAACTTTATGCGAAGAAAACAATGATTGCGAGGATGGTTTTTCGTGCTTAAACGGGGTGTGTGTGTTTGAGGGCGAGGGTGAGTCTGAGTCTGAATCGTGTGAAGATTATTGTGAAACTTATGAAGAAACAGAATTAGAACGCGCGCCCACCCTGCAAGAGTTGGTTGCTAGGGCTATGGAACTTTCTCGGCGGTTTTATGCTAGGTATTATTCTGGTGTGGGAAACATTGTGTGGCATCTACACCACCCTGTTTTCCCTTGGGCGGGATGCTCGACATACGAGTGGGGGTATAAAAACGATAAACCATACACCGCCGCGTTTGGAAAAATAGACAATCCCCTTTTTGGATTTCAAACACCTAGTATCGGTTCAGATTTGACAGTGACAGGTGACATGGTTGCGATGTCACGACCAGATGGCACACTAAACCTAGAAATAATAAACAGGAGAGGCAAGGCGGTTTTGTGCCAAATAACAAGAGCAGATAACAGAAACTTGGGTAGACCAAAATACGACATTCGTATGGTAGACACCAACATGAGGGCTTATTCGTTAAAGGGTCTGCGTCCACTTGGGCAAAACCTGTTCCATCAACCCGCCGAGGTGGGCAGTTATGGCACAATTTACATGGGAGAGGGTTTTGCTTTTAGACCCACTGAGGAACAATTAAATAATTTTGGCGAAAACAATACTCCATACGCGCTACACGTTGAGGAGGGTGTTGCAACAGCGTCGTGTCAGTCTGGACTTGGCGCGGGTGGCGGAATATCTGGTTTTAGGGGAACTCGCGGTCAAGAGACGTTGTTTCCTGATAAACATATGTTAGACTTGCACTATAAAATTAGAGAGATTCATGGGCTATGATGGAAACGCGAACAGAAACAGGTTTATTTGATGGAACTAATGAGGTTCTTTTGTTTGATGGGGTTGCTAAAAACCAAGTTTTAGTTACAAAAATTATAGTTCGCAACGAAGATACTGCGGATCAATACCCAAAGGTACGCATACACAACAGAGACAGGGAGGGTGAGGATGACGAGTATGTTCCGTTAATTGAGGGAATGCAACTGTCCAGAAAGGAAACCGTTGTGTGGGATTTATTACCATTTGTTATTAAAACCACACAGGTATTAGAGTTTGAGTTGACAAGCGAACCAACGACCAATCAGCCTATATGGATGGTTTCTTGGGTGGAGTTATACACATAATGCTTACTTACGATGCAACGGGTAGACCAAAACTAACGGTTACGATAGAAAACCTTACGCCAACATTAGCGGTATTTGTTGCTGCAAACAGTGTGTTAGTTGATTCCAACTGCGCAACCCTATCCACAAGAAATAATTATATTGTTTTAAACTTTGATGCTACAACAAACGAGAGTATTTGTTTTGATTCGATCATGCCACAACAATACAGGGGTGGGAACATAAGTGTTAAACTACATTACGCGATGGCTTCCGCCACTTCTGGCGATGTTGATTGGTCGGTAAAGTTTGATCGTGTCGCTGCTAGTGATTTAGATATAGATTCTGAGAGTTATTCAAGTGCTGTTCCATCATTGAACAACACAGTTCCATCCACTTCAGGTCAAATTGGGATAGTATCAATTACTGTTGAGACGGGCGCGGAAATGGATAACATAGTTGCGGGGGACTTGTATCGAATGTGTATTACAAGGGGGGCTACGGCAGATACAGCAACGGGGGATGCCGAACTAATAGCAGTAGAAATAAGGGAGTTGTAGGTTATGGCTATCGCTATTGATGGTTACAAATTAGCAAATGCAGGACCACCCTCGCTTGGGATTACACTTCCGCCTTTGAGTATGGCTGCTTGGGTGTACGTCCCTGATGTCAGTGGAACAAAGTGTGTGCTTTCGGTTGCCGACTCATCTGTCAACAACAAGTTTTTAAATATGTCCATTCAGAATGATAATGTGCGCCTTGATGTAAGAAATGGTTCTTCAAGATCAATCGCACGAGTGGGTGATCTTTCGATAAACACTTGGCATCATTGTGCTGTTGTGTTTGCAAGCACTACTAGCCGATCTGCGTATTTAGATGGGATTGCCTCTAGTGAAGATACAACACTTGTTGGCAATCCAACAGGGGTAGATGCGTTTGAAATAGGAGATGACGCATCTACTAATTCAAGACCGTTCACAGGGCGGTTAGCAGAAGTCTGTGTTTGGAATGGTGCTTTAGACAGCAGAGATTTAATAACATTAGCCTCTGGCATATCTGCTCTTTCGATAAATACAAGTGATATAGTTTTTTATAGCCCACTGACGAAAGATTATCAAGATCGGTTTGGATTGAACCCTGTCGCACCTAGTGATACGGTGGTGTGGGCTGACGACCACCCACCAATTTCAATGGGTAGACCAGAGCAACATAAACCACCTTGGGGAAAAATCTAATGCACGTTACAGGTTGGGGTGCGTGTTGTTGCCCCGATGGAACTTGTGTCAACAATGATGAAAGTTTGTGTGGTCCTCACAATCATTATTGCACTTTTTATGAGGGTTATACTTGTGAAGATGTTTGCGAACTTCGGGTTTGTTGTAGGTCTAATGGTGATTGTGAACTGACAAATCGTGTTGACTGTTTTGATGGTCATTGGCGAGAACACCTGCTCGATTGTTCGGAAGCGGATTGTAGCCAAAGGGGTACTTGTTGTCATGGTGAATATCCTAATTGCAAGTGCGAAGATCAAGTGTCTCTTGGTTGGTGTAAATATCACACACAACAATTTCCAATGGAGTTTTATCCAGACGAAGAATGTGAGGACGAGTCTTGCCGTTGTTTAGAAATGGGTGCGTGTTGTTACGTTGGGAGTGGGGGGGCAGAACATGGCAATTTTTATTGCCGACATCAAACACAGGAAGAATGTTTACACGCTGACCCTAATGATGGAGAAATACAGGGTGAGTGGATGGGCAAAGGTTCTTTGTGTGAAACCCACTGTGCTGCCTTTGGTAGATGCTGTATTCCGCGAGTTGGAGAATCATCAATACAGTGGGAATGTCAAAACACAGGATACGAGGAATGTTATGACCTAGGTGGGTTTTTTAATCAACACGAAGAATGCCCAGATTCATCAGCAAGTGGCGCAGCACAGTGTAATGAAGTATATTTGGAAACTTTATTACATTTACTTTTTGGTGGTCCTGAAGCACCATCCCCCGCACTTCTTGTTACACCCATTCCGCATAACGTGGGGAAAGACTCGCCTAAACTTGGTCTTGCCATAAACAGTCTGTGCGACGATATAGAGGGCATACCTATTCGTGCTGATTGGTATTGGACAAATATGTATGACATACAAACGGGTCTTTGGGTGGGTTTATGGTTACACGTTCACGATGGTTGTTGTTGCCAAAAATATCTTTTGTTTGAGAAATGTTGCACAGAAGATAATGACGGAGACGGGCATCCAGACAGAGAATATGCGTTTGCTCTGGGTCTTGGCTGTGATGGATTGCCTGAAGAATGGGCGGGAGCATCTTCGGTGATGGATTTTGTTTCGTGTTATTTTTCAATACTTTTACCTTCGGGAAGCGGTGGTCATATTGTCGATGAGTTGCCCGAAGGTATAGGACTTGTGAGTTTAGAGACTTTGCTTTATTATTTTCACTTTGTACCCGCCTCACCAAGTTATCACCAATGCCAAATATGTTGTGAACCCGACTTTCAGGTTGTTGATCTTTACGATCCTTGTCCACACAACGAATCATATTGCGATCAGTACGAAACACCCCCCCAAAATTGTAAGGATGGTGCGCACCGTACTCATGATAATTCTGATTCTGAACCCTACCCGATGTTAGTAAATGGGTGTAGGTGCTATTCGTTCTTTACGAGAATCACCTACGAGGATTACTTAACAGGAAATTATGAGTTTTATCAAGAAGTTGCATATCACAACGAGTATGCGAGATCGTGTGGTGATTGTGGATTTCAGATTTACAAGAAATGCCCAGAGAATGAAAATGGTTGTTCAGGTGATTGCGTCATTTGTCATGGGAGTGACGATGACCCAGAAAGAGTGTGGGCTTGTAAAACAGCGTTGTTAAACAGCGAGCAGATTGGTTGTAGCGCGCCTAGGGTGAGGGGTATGTGGACGGCTGAGTCGGGTAATTTAGTGGGTCGATGTTACTCATATGTGGGGGATAGTATTGCGGTTGGAGAAGAACAAACTTATGCAATGTGTCTTGGTGATTTAGACTCAGATGGGCTACCTGTGGCACTCAACTCTTGTTGTGATTGTTGTAGCGAGACAAGTCCATGTCAATACAACTGCGAGTGTATGCCCACCTCGATTACGCTTATGGTGGAGGTTAATGATTCAGGCTGTGGGGGGGGGACAGCGACTTTTGCATGGGTAGCCGATCCAATGAACGACCCCGATCAGGTGGGGTATTGCGAAATGGTTATGAGAGTTGACAACTTGTGTGGAACGGCTATGTGTAGAGATACCCCACCAGATGACGGTGGTGATTGTATAAGAACTTGTGATGGTGCTAACGATTGGTTCGGTCAGATTTCGCCTGAGCAGTATTTTGTAAGGGAACTTGGGGGCGAAAATATGAGGACAAACATAGCGAGTTGTGTAGTTATAGAAGGACTTGCGTACATGGCTTTTGGCGGGGGGTGCAATGCTCCCAAAAATTGCGACGAGTGTGGTTCACAAAATTGTGACGGATGCTTACCCTGCACAAGTAACAGCAATTCTTTTGAGACTGTTTTGTTGCCTCTATCGGACTGTGGACCTTGTGCTTAGGGTATACTCCAACCATGACAAACGAAAATTATCCACAAAAGAAATACCCCGATTGGATGTTCCGCGAGGACGGCGTAAGTTATGCCGTTGTTGAATACGCAGACGGGACTATAAAGCGTGAAAGAGTAACAAACGAAAAAGAAATACGGGAGAGGTCAGGAAAAAGGGATCGTGCTGTACCCAAAAAACCCTGTGGTTCTTGTGGTGAAAAGAACAAGAACTTAGAACCCGTAAAAATGGGCGTGAAGGAATATGCTCAGGGTGCTGTTGGGAAATTAAAGTCGATCTCTGGTATTGGTATAGCCCCGCAAGATGTAATAGATTTGCGTTTGGGAATCTGCACACCCTGCGAACACCGAAATATGAAGAACTGCGGTATTTGCCACTGTCCAATCAAAGACAAAACCCGCGTTGCTAGCGAGTCTTGTCCCGCAGGTTTCTGGAATAAGTTTGATGGCGTTGTTGTTGAAGGGGAAGTAATAGACAGGCTATGATATAGGAGGTCGAGGAATGAAACTTGACTACAAAAACATTTTTAGCATTCAGTTGCACTCATTGTCCACACCAAGATGAGACGGCTATCGCTTGGTTGCTTGGTCAGATCGCAGACCGTAAGCCAGATGTAATAGTCTGCTTAGGCGATCTGTGTGAGGGCGATGCAGGTAGCCGTTGGAACGATGAGGCAATGCACACGCTACTCGACGAGTACGAGGTTGCGAATGGAATGCTCAAATCAATTCGCAGGGTCGCGCCGAAGTCTACAAGCCTTGTCATGTTGCAGGGCAATCACGATGCCAACATACTTGCCAAGGGTAGAATCGACCCGCGAGTTCGTCAGTTGCTCGACATGAAAAAAAACATAGACGAGTTGCATTATTGGAATACCAAGGCGGAATATGAGTACGACCGTAGGCGCGGGTGTTTCCGCTTGGGTCAAGTTTGCTTCACTCATGGTTTTGAGTGTAGTGCTGCGGGGATTCGTCGTGAAGCAGTTTACTTTTTACAAGGGCATCAGTTCGGTTTGTATGTTCATGGTCATACACACCGAGCGCATCCGCCTAAACAGGTTATGGCAACACTCACAACCCCGTTACCTTGGTGGGTTGCGAACGCAGGGTGCTTGCGTGATCTGAAACCTGACTTTGTTAAACGGCTTAACACCCAACTGTGGTCGCAAGCAATAGTCGTTGGTGAGGCTGAGATGATAAAATCACCAAGATCGCAAAAATGTTGGGACGCGGAAACTGTTGTGTTTAGAGAATATGATGCGTGGAGAGCAGCAACATAAAAAGAGGGGCGATTCGCAGGAGTAAAAACAAAGGCTTTAACGGAAGTCATGTTTTTTACGAATCGCCCCGTCTTGTGGGGTTATGTGCTTGTTATCTTACAATCATTGTTGATCCACCGCAAAATGTCCTCACGCTTCCATCGTACCATACCAGACAGTTTAATATGAGGCGGAAGAATCCCGCCACGATTCTTCCACTCATAAACTGTGCGCGGTGAAACATCTAGCATTTCTGCTAATTTGTTTACAGAAACCCAAATTGGCACTTTCGACATCAAAACGGTACATCCTCATCTGTAAATATGTTGTGGTGGGTTGTTTGACTTGGTGGGCTGTGGTGTGTTTTTTCTCCCGCGAGTTTGACGTTTTTTACATTGAGTCCATAATCCCCTTTTTCACACTCTGCATCTACGTTTAGCCCTATCAGGTCGAGGGCAGTATGGGAGAAAAACGTGTCCCACGTTCCCTCTATGTTCAGTAAGTCAAGCCATCTTTTTGTTACAAAGTGTGGGGCATTTATTCCGATCCAATCTCGTACCCACTGTTTATCGTCTGTGACCAACACGACAACTATCGCAGGATCACCCGTTCTGGACTTTTTCATTTCTATTGAGTTTATTACCGCGTTCATTTTGAGTCCTCCTTAAGATTTTCTAATGCTTCGTCAACAAGTTTTTGTTTTCTTATTTCAGCACGATGCAACACTACTTTTAATTGTTCGTTTGTCAAATCTTTTGCGTGTCCACATTCACGACCTGTTTCTTCCGTATAGTGCGCAAAGACTTCTTCTGCAAAATCTGAACCAAGTTCTTGCATTGCTTTTTGAACAGCCTTAATAATAGCATCTCTGTCTTTGTCGTGCTTTTCATCTTCCCTTGCACAAACTTCTTCATCGACTCTTGGGACGAGGAGAAGGTTTCGCAGAAGGTAGTTGAGCGCGGTGGTTTGACTAGCGAGAGATGCTTTGTCATACGGAGTTCCCTTTCGGTCACAAACAGGAACTTCAATAACATACTCTCGGCTTTCGCCAGAAACTATTTCAGTTGCACGAAATCCACATCCAACTATCATTTGTTGTACGGTTTCTAGCGAGTTACCTACAACTCTGGTGCATTCGTGGATCGTGTGCAAAACCTCTGTGGGTTCTAAAACCAATCCACAGTCATGCAGAACCCCTCGGCAGGAGTCAATCATGTGTTCTGCGGATGTGTATTTGTAACGATTGTGTGTGTTGATGCTGTCTTTGCCGACAAAGCCAATTAGCCGTTGTGCTTCGTGAATCGCAATAGCAAAGGTTCTTTCTCGCGGTTTTTTTTCTGCTTCTTCTCCGACTTCTTCGACTTCCATTATTTGAGTTTTCATATTTACCTCCTATAAAAACTAGATTACATTACCAATCCACAATTCTACGTTGCGGATTGATCCTCTTGCTTCTGATGGCACATACGTTTGCACCATCTCGACTTGTTCTTTCAGTTCACAACAATCACAACTCAACTGCGTAGCCGAGTAGAGATCATTCGACAACACAGCAATAAGTTCGTTTGGTGGTCGAACTCGGTCTACTACATAGTCCATAATGATTTTGCGTAAATCTTTCACAGGTGGGATAATAAACCGTAAAGAAAGACAAGTCAAGGTAAAAAAGTAAATAGTTTGCAAATAGTTGTTGTTCGCCTGTTGACCTGCTCGGCGAGTTGGTGTATTTGTATGGGTGAAGGAGTTAAACATGGCTAAAAAGAAAATGCCCGCGATACTATTTTATACGGGGGATTGGTTAAAAGACCCTGCTGTTCGCTGCGTGAGTCTTAGTGCTAGGGGGTTGTGGATAGATATGTTGAGTCTTATGTACGAAAGTCCAATAAGGGGTTATCTGTCTCTGGCGAATGGATCACCGATCAACACAACACAACTTGCGAGGATGGTCGGATCAAACGAAAAGGAAATAGCACCCCTGTTAGAAGAACTATCTTCCTGTGGCGTATATTCGATTGACAGTAAAGGTGTGATTTTTTCTCGGAGAATGGTTGCAGATGAGTTGGAACGTGAAGCAAAGTCAAGGGCGGGTAAAGAGGGAATGCGTAAGCGTTACGAAAATACGGGGGGTGTTATAGCAGAACCATTAACAGAATCAAAAAATATAGATAACAAAGTTGTAACAGCCCTTGAATATGAATATGAAAATGTAATTGATAGTAGTAATAAGTATATTGACGAAAGAAAAAATCGAGAAAAATTAAATGCTTCTCGCGCGTGGGAGAAGATTCCCAAAAACAGACGAAAGGCAAAAAGTAAGTTTTTTGCAGCATGGGAAGAAGTGGTGGATGGAAACGGGTTGGACGAGGATCACATAATCGAGATGCTTGTTCGATACTACAATTCCGATGATGGGAAGTCTAGGTGGTGGCGTTTACCATCCACGCTAATTCTGGATGAGTTTTGGGAGGAGGAGAACACTTCGTGGTCAAATAAACGAGGTGAGCAGAAGTTCCCAGAATCGCCTCACGATCACGATAAAATAATTTCAGAATATGTCAAATTGAAAGATGGCAATAAAAAGAAGATCGAGATATTAAAAGGGGGTGGTCAAGATGAGGGAGTGATCGCATATAAGATTTGGAAAAACTACCCAGACATTAGGATCATCGTGGCGTGAGAGTCCCACAGATGCGTTCTGAGCGACATTTGAGAGAAATAGGCACTGTGAGTCCAATTAAGGGGGGTTGGGTCTTATATGGGATATTTAGAAAAAACACCCTCTTTGCATATTTTTGCGTATTTATGAAGAACATGACTTGTCTTGACGATAAATACAGTGTCTAATACACCTGTAATAAACCGCCATAGGGCAAATCATTCTCTTGAAAGGAGAAAAAAATGACGATGATTATGAATAGTATTCCTGCAATAATGCGACCTTTTAGTAAAGACGAAATTAGAAGAATGTCCACAAATACACTTGGGGTTCATGCGACTACGGATATGGGGGAATCCGTAGATTATGTGGTGGTAGACTTTTTGTACGGGGACACCACCCACGCGGGTGTGGCTATTGATTTCGGATTTGCGTTAGGCATTATAGAAAAAGAAAAACCGCTAGTTCAATACATCGGTTTTGACGGTGATGGTCGGTCATATCTGCACATCCGCGTTTGTTTCAAAAATAAACCTGTTCCTGTTCATGGAACACTTACTGCTGACAAATGCAAAAAACAGTCTTGTGAGAACCAAGACTTTTTTGGAGAAAAGTGTCAAAACACATTTTGGAAACCAAAAGAATCGAATCAAAAAATATGCGGTTCATGTAGAAATGAAGAAGCAGAAAAATATCTTGACATCTAAGGTTGCGGGGTCGGTTGCCTTCTTACGAGGGCAACCATCCGCACAACTTTGTAGCGAACACACTCTCTTGAAAGGAGAAAACAGATATGAACGAAAAATATAAAAGACTTTTTAACGAACTTGTGGTAGAGCAATATGCCGAACAATCTTACAGGGTCGTAAACGGCGAAAAACGCGGTGTCTGCCAAACTCGTTTTGCTCCCGCCGTTCCTGTCTCACTAGAAATGTATCGTGAACTATGTGAACGAAAACTACAAATAGACACTTCATTTGGTGGAACAGGACGAGTTGTAGGTGAATCACAAGAAAGTTATCGTGAGCGTTCTGAAAAACGAATCGCTTTATCAGATGCGTTTTCCAAAGAACTTAAAGAAAAGAACATTTGCATGGATTGGGTGAACGCTCCAATGGATATTATATCCGACCACCAACTTGAATCAATGTACGCATCAACTTGGGAAGGAAGGACTGTTTAATACACCTCGGTTGCGAGGTCGGTTGCCTTCTTAGAGGGCAACCATCCGCACAACCAAGTGCGAACACACTCTCTTGAAAGGAGAAATTACAGATGACAGTGACACGATTGATGTTTGAAGAAATGAAAAAGTCCAGACGAATGATTTTGCCAGACCCACCGCAAGGCTACCCTGAACTGAACTTAGCGTTGAGTCACTCTGGTGCTGACTATGAACGGATGATGCTTTGTCCACCTAACCATGCAATAACACAACATAATCTCAACACACTTGCCAATCTTCCAGAGGGTGAACGACACCTACAAGTT